TTATGGAACACCGGGTCCAGTAGCAGGAAGATTTTTTGGTGGTGGAGGTGCAGGCGCAGCTTGTACATCTATTAATGTTGATGGAGGAGTAGGTGGTGGAGGCAGAGGTAGTTCAGGACCTCCAGCCCCTTTAGCAGCAACAGCAGGAACTGCAAATACTGGTGGTGGCGGTGGTGCACAAAATAACGAAAATGGATTAAGTGGAGGATCTGGAGTAGTTTTAATTAGGTATAGATATCAGTAGTTGAATGATAATTAAAAATAATATATAAGGAAAATATTATGGCACATTATGCAAAACTAGGCGCAAACAATAAAGTTATCAGCGTAGAAGTTGTAGCTGACAAAGATTGTAAAAATGCTGATGGTATTGAAGATGAAGAAGTAGGAAGACAGTTTTTGGAAAGAATCCACAGCTGGCCTCTTTGGAAAAGAACATCTTATAATACATTTCACGCCCAACATAGATTAGGCGGAACACCTTTTAGAGGTAATTATGCTGGTATAGGTATGACTTACGATGAAGATAATGATATTTTCATTAGTAAAAAACCTTATGCAAGTTGGACTTTAAATGTGGCAGAAGCAAGATGGCAATCACCAGTAGGTGATGCACCAGCACTATCTGAAGAAGAAAAAGGCACACATTATTATGCGTGGAATGAATCTACAGGTGCTTGGGATAAAGTAGCTATATAATCATATTGACATTTTAATTAGATTTAATTACATACTAAATAGGTATGCACAAGAAAGTATTAACAGAAGTTGACTTATATTACGGTGAAGTGGCTATGCCAAAAGGCTTTGAAATTGATCGTAATAGAATAAAAAATGATATCTTAAAATCATTTGTTACTTCAGATAGAATAAACAATAATCCTCAATCTTATTCTTATAAAGATTACAAAGTGCCTTTCTCTCAACCATTACAATGGATGCAAGACTACATTAGAGATCATTGGAGAGTAGAATATGAACGCACATTAGTTCCACAAACTATATGTGCTAACATTTTACACCCCAAAGAACAGTCGTGGACAAGACATCGGGTTGATCCTGTTGACTTGCGTCATTCACCAGATTACACACTTATTTATGGTGTTAATGTTAACGAAGATTCTTCAAAATGTATTGTTGAGTATGATGATAATAGAAGAAAAAATAGAACTTGGCAGATGCCTATAAAGAATAATCATTTTATTATGTTTCCTGCTAACAATAGATATTCTATTTCACCCAATACTTCTAATGGTTTAAATATAATTTTAACAATTAATTATGAATACATTTGATTTTATAGAAGTTTATAAATTTCCTCCTCACTTATGTGATAATTTTATAGAATATCATAAGAAAAACACAGAATATAAACAAGAGGGTAAAGTTGGTAATGGTAATATAAGAAAAGATATTAAACAATCTACTGATGTAATTTTTTTTAATCCAGTAAATGTAAAGTTTATAAAAGATTTTTTTGATTTACTTACAAAAGCTCTTATACATTATACAGATAAATATAAAGTTTCAGTAAATTTAAAAACTCAAGACCATCATTTTATTCAACATTACAAAAAGAAAGAAGGGTTTTATCAAACTCATTATGAAAGAATGAGCAGAGACGCTGCTCCACGAGATATAGTTTACATGTTATATTGTAATGATGTTAAAGAAGGAGGAACTAATTTTCCATTTCAAAACAAAAAACTTGATTGTATAAAAGGAGATCTGGTCTTATGGCCTGCTCACTTTACACATCCTCACCATGGAGTGATATCAGAAGATGAGGAAAAATATATTGTAACAGGGTGGTTTGAAATAAAATGAATATAACTAATTACTATTGGTACTTTCAATCTGCTGTGCCCGAAAGAATATGCGATATGATTGTACAATATGGCAAAGCTGAAAAACAAAGAGAGATCATGGCCATTACAGGTGGCT